AGTATGTCACCTTCCATCCGAATACGATTGTTTATGCTGTGCCTGCGGGAACACCAATGGCGAAAGAAATTAGCAAAGCAAAAATTGGAATTGTCTGGCATACAACATATAAAGGAACAGAATTTGAAAACATGAAGGCATCTTATGGAGTAGATGTTTCAAAGATGAATAAATCATCTAACGTCTGGTCTCAAGATGCAATGCTTCGTGATATGACTAAATATACTATGTCAAAGAAGGATACGGAGGAAGTAAATGCACATCTTTCAAAAGCTGGGAAAATATTTAACAAAATTAGCGGCAGTACCTTGCGCACTTTGGAAAAAAATGATCTCCTTGCTCAACACATTGAAACATTTAATAACACATACGTACGAAAAGGTGAAATCATCGGTAATACTCGCGTACATACGAGTAAGCTCATTTCCTGGATCAATGATAAGTACAAAAAAGAAATCGACAAAAGGTCAACGGAAAAAGGCAAAGCGGCCCAACAAAAAAAGCTAGATGATTTATTATCTTTTTTCTCGCCTGGTAATAAAAAATCATTGGAAATGATGTTTGAATTACAAAAAGTTATAGTGCTTGCGAAATTAAAGATTATAAATATATTAAATAAATTAAATAATGTTGAAACATTTTTAAAAACTAAAAGAGGATATCGAACAACAGGCCAAGAAGGTTATGTTGCTATAGATAAACTTGGTGGTGATGCGGTGAAAATAGTTGATAGGATGGAATTTTCCTTTGCAAACTTTTCACCAAACATTATAAAAGGATGGGATAAACCGGGGAGAAAATAATGCTAGGATTCATAGCATTTTTAAATGAAGAGAACGAACTAGAGGAAAAAGGTCTTACCTTACAAGGTCGCCGTAAACTAGCTCGTACCATGAAACGGCGCAAATCCCAATTAAAATTAGCACGAAAAAGAGCTCGTAGACGTCTTGCGGGTAGAAGTGTTATTCAAAGACGTGCACGTAGATCAGTCCGAGGTGATCTTGCTAAAAAATTAGCAGGAGGTAAGTCCAAGGCATCACTATCAGTTGCAAAGAAAAAAGAAATAGAAAGAAAACTTGGTAGAGCAAATTACCAACGTAGAATTGCATATATTACGAAACGTACCATACCGAAGAAACGTAGGGCAGAATTATTAAGGAAAAAAAGGTGATTAGATCTTTTGCAAAATATTTAGTTGAAGAGGAAAAGGCCGTATACTTTACATTTGGCCGTATGAACCCTCCTACGATTGGTCATGAAAAGGTAATGAATACCCTTGCAAAAAAGGCTGGAAAAAATCCATATCGAATTTACCTATCACAATCACAAGACAAAAAGAAAAATCCATTAACATTTAAGGAAAAAATTAAATTATCCAGAAAAATGTTTCCCAAACATGCCAGACAAATTATGTCTGATAAATCCGTACGTACAGCACTTGAGGCTGCAGTAAAATTATATAATGAAGGATTTAAAACAGTGGTAATGGTCACTGGTTCAGACAGATTAAAAGAATTTGATGTACTATTAAATAAGTATAATGGACAAAAATCAAGACATGGATTTTATAATTTTGAAAAAATAAATATAATTTCTGCTGGTCAAAGAGATCCAGATGCTGATGGTGCTGAGGGTATGTCTGCATCTAAAATGAGAGATGCAGCAAGTAAAAATGATTTTACTTCTTTTGCCCAAGGGTTACCGAAAAATGTTTCCAATGCCGAGGCAAAAAATGTCTTTAATCAGATACGAAAGGCAATGGGATTAAAAGAAGAAAAACAATTTAAAAATCACATACAACTAAAACCTGTATCAGAAACAAGAGAAAATTATGTTTCTGGTAATTTATTTTCCATTGGGGATAAAGTTGTTATAAAAGAAACCGAAGAAATAGGTATAATTACAACATTAGGCTCTAATTATGTGATTGTAGAAACAGGTGGTAAAATGTTTAGGAAATGGCTAGATTCAGTAGAGTTACTGGAAAAAGATAAAAAGAAAAAAGATATTGGTCCAACAAAAGGACAGGATCCAGATATTAAAGATATGAAAGGTACACAACCTGCTCCATATTATAAAGGATTAAAGATAGGTACCAAAAAATCTAGACATTCACAATTTAAGAAACAAAGTAAAATGTCCGATGATAATCCTGCTGCATATAAACCAGCACCAGGCGATGCAAAGGCAAAAACAAAACCTAGTGTACACACTAAAAGATTTAAACAAATGTTTGGAGATTAAAATGGATCGATTTAAGGATTATGTATACGAAGGTAATGCAGATGCAGCCTTAAAAAAGAAGGCTGAAAAATCTGGAATGCCTTTAGGTATACTTAGAAAAGTCTATAACCGCGGGTTAGCGGCTTGGAGAACAGGACACAGACCTGGAGCAAGCCAACATGCTTGGGGTATGGCTAGAGTAAATGCATTTGCCACAAAAGGTAAAGGTACTTGGGGTAAGGCAGATAAGGACTTGGCCGCAAAGGTTAGAGGGAGTAAATAATGCCTAAAAAACAAAACATATTTGATATGAATCGAGATGCTGAAACTCATTCTAATGGTCAGATGAGTGTTAAAAAAATTCCAAGTATGATTAAAAAACCAGGTGATAAACATTTACATTTACATATGAAGAGTTATCATAAGGAAAAAGATGGTCAGGCCTTTGCAAAAAAATTCGGATATAAAGTGAGTAATTACGTTAAAACTCAGAAAGGATCCAGAATGGATATTGTAAAAGAGGGAACTGAAAAACAATTTAAAGATTTACGAACAGAAATTAGTCAAAAAACAATTGACAGTTATAAAGATAAGGCTGGTAAACAGTATAGAAAAGCTGCTGGTAAAATGGGTAGTTCCGATAAGGCTAAGAAAACCTTTGTTAAAAGACATAAAGGTCTTGGTTCGGTAATGAAAAGAGATTTAGTTAAAAAGAGTGGCCAAACCATGGTACCGAAGGCTGGAAGGGGATCAGATATTATGAAGGGTAAAGGTGGTCATGCAATGACTAGTAAACCTGCCAGTAAATTAGCAAAGTCATATAAGGATCGATAAATGCCATTAGGAAAAAATGCAGATGCTGGTGATTACATAGACGATTTTAGAAAGTCCAAGGCGCCACAGTTTAAAGGTAAATCAGATAAGAAAAAACGTCAGATGGCCGTTGCTGCATTTTTATCTGCAAGGGATAAAAAGAAAAAGGAATCTGTTCAAGAAAAGGTTGTGGATTTTGATTCACCAGGAATGATGTTTAAGGTATCAGTTGAAGGATTACCTGATATGATTATGGTTGGTAGAGGTCCTAGTGATATTAAGGCACAATTAAGAAAAATTGTAAAACAACCATCTATGATTCAGGCAGTAAAACGTATGCCAAAAACACAGGTTAAAAAAATGTTTAGAGATATATTTCAAGGTAGGGAGGAAGAGGAATGAAAACCTTTTGGGAACTTAAAGAAGAATACAAATATGAGGAAGGTACTCCTGAAGCCACTAAACATGCAAAGGATATGACTCCAGGACAAATTGAAGAAAAACCATATCTACGAACACATCACAAACTTAAAAATTTAAAGGTTCCTGTAAATCGTAAAAAAGGTAAAATTTTAAACGTGAAAAAAGAGGATAAGGATCCTTCCGAATATGATGAGGAAGGTGTAATGATGAAAGACCAACTTGATATTGTAATGGATGCTGCAGACGAGATTTATGATATGGTAGAGGATAATGATAATTTACCAGAGTGGTGTCAAAATAAAATAACAAAGGCCGCGGATTATATTGATTCAGTTAGGGATTATTTAATGTCGCAAGATAAAAATGGAGATAAAGATGAATAATTGGGTTATATTTTTTGTAGCATTATTTTGTTTTAGTTTGGTAGGCTGTACTGCAATTCCACCACTCGATAATGCAAATTGGTCATTTGGTAGAAAGTGTACAGATGATGGACATTGGAGTTTTATTTGGATACATGACAAAGATGCTCCATTAAGTGCCTCAAAAGAGAAATGTAATGATTAAATTTAAACGACATGCTAGTGAATCGTTAAGATATCATATAGATCACCAAATACAATTAGGTGAATTATATCGTGTTGGATCTGAAATGTATTATAATACATTTCGTGAGGCTAGAAGATTACATAATGAAGGTAAGATTGAATTAACAGATATTGATTTAGCATTGGTTACAGAAACCGATATTGGAGAATATGGCATATATGATGGAGAAAATGTTCCACTTGATTCTCCTATGATGGAATCAGAATATAAAGGACGTGATGTAGAATTAAATAAACCAAAACGTGGTGGTGATGCCAAATTTTATGTTTATGTAAAAGATCCTAAAACCGGAAATATAAAGAAAATACAATGGGGAGATACAACTGGTCTTTCCGTTAAATTAAAAGATCCTGGTGCTCGTAAATCATTTGCGGCACGACATAAGTGTGATCAGAAAAAGGATAAAACAAAGGCCGGATATTGGGCATGTAATTTACCAAGATATGCCAAAAGTTTAGGATTAAGTGGAGGAGGAAATTTCTTTTGGTAAAACCTTATATTGATCATGTTACTAGAGACGGATCAATTTTAAGAACGTTTGATAGTAGCACTAATAATGAAGAATTGGTTTGGCATAGAGATAAAAAGGATCGAGAGGTAACAGTTTTAGATGGAATTGGTTGGAAAATACAATTTGAAAATCAGATACCAACCAGTTTGGAAAAAGGAAAATTATATCATATAAAGGCTATGGAATATCATAGACTTATAAAAGGAACAGAAGGATTAACTTTACGAATATGGGAAAAATGAAATGGCAGAATCAACAGCAGTTCGTTTAAATAGAATAGAAGAAAAGATAGATAAACTGGCCGACGCTATGATTAGTTTGGCTAGGGCAGAGGAAAAGATAATAGCATTGCAAGATGATCACGATAACATGAGAGACAGAATGAATAAGTTATCCGTAAAATTAGACGAGATACAACGTGCTGTTGACGAAAATTCAAGAACAGTTAAATTTATACAGAAATTATTTTGGGTCGCGGTAGTGGCCGCTGCTGGCGCAATCGCCACAAATGTTTGGATGTAAAGGAGAAAGCTTATGAAATCCATGGAAGAGTTTAGGGCCACTCAACAACAATCGGTCCAAGAAGCAACCGATCTTTATAATAAAGGCGGTATTCAAATAACTAGATATTCTGCAGGTAAAGGTAAACTTGGCGTGCAAATATCTACTGGTTTTAAAAAATTTATTCAACTAACGGAGCCTCAAATGAAAACACTGGCGCAAATTTTGCCAAAAATCCAAAAGGATTTAAGAAAGGATCTGAAGGCCGGTACCAACATGGCCAGGGATCCAGATACTGATGACACACCTATGCAAGAAGGTATGGATGGTAGGACATCAGAATATAAATCACATCGTGCAAAACTAGAAGCTCAAAGAGCTCGTAGGGCCGAAAATAATTTTATCTATGCTGCTAAAATGGCTAAGAAAAATGGTGAAAAAACATTTACCATTGGTGGTAAAGAGTACGATGTGGAAGAAGCATTAAATAAGGAAAAACAAGAAGGATATGGCGCGATTCCTAAAAAGAAAAAAGTTGCAGCTGCATATCATCATGATAAAAAGAAAAAGGTACTTGATGATGATGCATCTAATGATAAATCAGATGATGGAGATGGAATGGATAAAGTTGATCCAAAAGCTGCAAAGAAAAAGTTTGCAGATCGTAAGGATAAGGATATTGACAATGATGGTGATGTTGATGATTCCGATAAGTTTTTACACAGACGTAGAAAGGCTATCGGTAAATCAATGAAAGATGAACCAAAAGGTGAAAAAGGTGAAACTGCCCAAATGAATCCTAAAAAGTAAACTAAAGAATCAACCATTCGTGAGAGATTATTATCTATTTGGGAAGATGCCGCAGGTGAAAAGCGTAAAAAAGATCAAAACCGTGATGAACAACCAACTGAAAGAAATGCTTCTGCAAAGAAGATGAAAGATGGTCATGGTGAAGTAAAATCAATGGGCCCTGAAGTAGGAGATGCCGCAGTTAAGGCTGGTAAAGCCGGACCTCAAGCAAAGGCAAGATCTAGTGGGGATAATTTAAATATCGGCGATAAAAAGATTATTAATAAAATTGCCGCAGCATATAAAGGTATGACAAAATGAGTATGATTGAACCTCCTTTTTATAGGAAAGATGCAAAACCAACACCAGAAGGTTGGAGACATCCAACCACTGGCGAGTTGTTAAAGCCTCAAAAATTAACAGAAGATGAAATTAATGCGTATTTAGGAATTGGTGTAGAAGCCGAACCAGAACATGTTGATTCAATTGAAGATGATCCAACTGTTGATGAAATTGAAGAAGAAGCACAAAGTGTGGAAACAGATTATGATTTACAACAAATGAATAAAACTGAACTTGAAGAACTCGGTCGTGAACATGGTATTGAACTAGATCGGAGAAAAA